CAAGAGCACTGATCATGGGCGCTAGTGGTGGCGCAGCGGAGAAGGTCTACGTCGAGGATGTGTTCTCGACTTGGCTTTATGCGGGCAACAACAGCACCCAGACGATCACGAATGGGATTGATCTGGCGGGCAAGGGGGGACTGGTTTGGATTAAGTGTAGAAGCGCAACTGGCGGCCCGTACACACTTAACCATATCCTGAGCGATACAGCACGCGGAACAAGAAAAGCTCTATACACAAATGCGACTGACGCCCAAAGTGCGTCTACAAACTTTGGCGTCTCAGCCTACAACTCTGATGGATTTTCGCTAAATGGCTCTTTCGTTGTTGATAACAGCAGCGTTGGAACCTACACATCCTGGACCTTCCGCAAGGCGGCGAAGTTCTTTGATGTGGTGACTTACACGGGCACGGGTAGTGCTCGCACCATCGCCCATAACCTTGGCAGCGTGCCTGGCTGCATCATCGTCAAGTCTACCTCGCAAGCAGATAACTGGAAGGTCTATCACCGCAGTCTCACATCAAACGCTTATTACATCCTGCTCGATTCAACCGCTGCCCAAAGCAATGCGGTTGACTTGTGGAACAGCACTACGCCGACCAGCACTGAATTCAGCATTGGTTCCAGTAGCAACATCAATACCAACGGCGCCACCTACGTCGCCTACCTCTTCGCGCACAACGCCGGTGGTTTTGGCGATAGCGGAAGTGACAGCGTGGTGAGCTGTGGGGGGTTTACTTCTGACAGCAGCGGCAATGCGACAGTAACACTTGGATGGGAACCTCAATGGCTTTTGTTTAAGCGTACTGATTCCACAGGTTCGTGGGCTTTACATGACACTATGAGAGGCGGGAGTTTATCTGCCAGTTCCAACGGACTATCTGCAAATACAAGTGAAGCAGAAGGAGCTGGAACATCTAATTATGCCTGGAATCCAACTGCAACAGGTTTTCAGTTTAGGGCAAGTCTTGGTGGTAGTGGCGCCACCTACGTCTACATGGCCATCCGCCGTGGGCCGATGAAGACGCCCACCGATGCGACGAAGGTGTTTGATGTTGACGCTCAAGCAGGAGGCAGCTTTGTCACGACATCATTTTCTGTTGATCTTTCGTTGCTCAAGAGGCGAACCAATGTAGAGACGACGTATGCATTGTCTCGTCTACAGGGAGGAACTCAGTACCTAGAAACTGCTTCTACAAACGCTGAACAGACGGCAGGTGCCAGTCCGGTCATTCGTTTTGACTCCAATGTTGGTGTCGAGGACGACTTCTTTGGCAGTGGGTCAAGTCTTGTTTATTTCAATTTTCGCCGCGCCCCCGGCTTCTTCGACGTGGTGGCGTACACGGGGACAGACGCAAACCGCATGGTGAGTCACAACCTTGGCGTTGCGCCGGAGTTGATGATCGTAAAACAGCGCAGCGGCACGGCTCCATGGGCTGTCTACTGCTCTGCATTAGGAAATGGGCAGTTTCTTGAAATGGATTTCTCTGCAGCTAGCACGTCATCGGCTTTGTGGAATAACACAACACCAACTTCAAGTGTCTTTACTGTCGGAACAAATGGTCGCGTCAATGTAAGCCCTCAAACGTACGTCGCCTATCTCTTTGCCTCTCTTACAGGGATCAGCAAAGTCGGCAGTTACACCGGTACTGGCACCACACTGAGCGTTGACTGCGGCTTCACCAACGGTGCACGGTTCGTGCTGATCAAGCGCACCGATAGCACGGGCGACTGGTACGTCTGGGACACTGCAAGGGGCATTGTCAGTGGTAATGATCCGTACCTGCTGCTCAACTCCACAGCAGCCGAAGTCACCAACACCGACTTCATCGACCCGCTGAGTTCTGGCTTCCAGATCAGCTCTACCGCCCCTGCCGCCATCAACGCAAACGGTGGCACATTTATCTATCTCGCCATCGCCTGAGGCCAGCCATGGAACTCCGCAACCGCACCACCGGCGCACTGATCACCGACCAGCAGCTCCGCGCCGACAACCCCAACATCTCGTTCCCTCAGGTGCTGACGCCTGAGATCATCGACAGCTTTGGCTACGACCCTGTGCTGGAGGGTCCACAGCCAACGCTTGTGCCTCCCTACCAATACGCCCAGCGCAATGGCGTGGTTGAAGTCGAGGGCCAGTGGTTCACGCACTACATTGCCGGTCCCGTCTTCCAGGATTACACCGACGACGAAGGTATCGTTCACACCGCTGCTAAGCAGTACGAGGCTTATTGTTTTACTAAAGATGCTGAGCATGCCAAAGCAGTACGTGACGACCGCAACCGCAAACTGGCCGAGTGCGACTGGACGCAGCTTCCAGATGCTCCAGTGAATGCAGCAGCATGGGCTGGTTATCGCCAAGCACTGCGAGACATTACTAATCAGCCTAGTTTTCCTTGGGACATCATTTGGCCTGAACAGCCTGCACAATGATGAAACAAAGCAAAAAGCCTTAGCGGCTCTTTCCACGCTAAAGGTAAGCCAAAGCGCACTCGTCAAGGCGATGGCCAAAACAGCAAGCCTTCCCATGGCCGTAAAAAATTACGAGGGCAAGGTAAGTAAGATGGTAGCTTAAGAGGCTTTTGTAATGGGACAAATTAAAACTAACAATGAACAATTTGAAACAGGCATTCTGGCTGACCATCGCGGTCAGCTTCTCGCCGTTGGTCCCGATAGCGGCACTGTAGATGCTTTTGGCAGGGCTCGCACAAGCGAGCCTCTTACATTATTTGATTCCACATTGCGTTATACAAAACGCACTGACCAATGGAACGAAACAACAAGCGGTAGTGCTGTCGTTAATTACATTGAAGCCCAAAGTAGTGCCAACTTGGTTGTCACAGCAGCTAATGGTGACAGCGTGTTGCGTCGCACGAAGCGACGTTTTCCTTATCAGCCAGGCAAGAGCCTGATGATTTTGCAAAGCTTTGTAGGCGCCACTCCCATTGCGGGCATCAAACAGGAAGTTGGCTTTTTTGATAATGACAATGGTGTGATGCTGAGAGTGAATGGCACTACTATTCAGTTTGTCATTCGTTCATCTGCTTCTGGCAGTCTTGTCGAGGAAGTAGTGGATCAAAGTCAATGGAATATCGATCGCTTTACCGATTTAGATATCAGCAAAGCCAATATTTTTGTTGCCGATCTAGAGTGGCTTGGCGTCGGTCGCGTGCGCTGCGGTTTTGTAGTGAATGGAGAATACAAATATTGTCACGAATTCAATCATGCCAACTTAATTGATGGCGTCTACATGACAACGGCTATTTTGCCGTTGTCCTATCGCATTGAAAGCACTGGTGCAGCATCTGGTGCAACGCTTAAGCAGATTTGCTCAAGCGTGATGAGCGAAGGTGGTTATGAGCCCACTGGTCCTATTTATCACGTGGGGCGTGGTGCCACTGGTGTGGCCAGTATTAATACTGAGCAAGTGGTGGCCGGCATTCGCATGGCAAGTGGTCGCACGGGCAATGTAATCATGCCTGTGCAAGTGGATGCATCAATTGAAGGCAACACCACTGGCCAATGGCGTCTTAGGCTCAACCCAACGTTGTCTGGAGCATCATGGACGGCCTCGGCTAATGGCCGAGGCAATGTGGAAACTATTACGGGTGTCACAAGCTTCTCTGGCGGCACCGTGATTGGTGTGGGACTTATTGGCAATCGAGGAGCATCTGCCTTTGAGGCGGCCCATTCCATGGCGCTTACGCTTGGTGTGAACGCCAATGGCGCGTCAGACGAACTAGTGCTCACTCTGGAGGCTGACACTGCCACCAAAGGCACGGGCATCATTGGATGGCATGAGCTGGTTTAGAGTTTAGGCTGGCTCCTCCATCCTTAATGGTTTCCATGGAAGGAATGCATCGCAACTGGCGCACGCAGCACGTTGATGCAATCAGCGAAAGCTTGCAAGAGTTCATTACGGACGGAGGGACCGATACTGCGCACGAGGCGTTGTGCGACGCCATAATGAGCTGGATTGACTACCACCAGAAAGAACTTAACGAATGGCGCTATTTGGCGGCACGTCTAAACCTTCCCTTACCAAGCGACTCTTTACGCTCTTCAGAAGCGGTAGACAAGAGCAACAGCTAGAAGAGCTGCGACACAGCGCTCAGGAGCGCACCAAGAAGGTTGCGCAAGAAGATTACGAGTGGTGGAATGCCTTGCCTTATGAGGAACGGCTAAGGGCGTTTCGTAGCGTATGCCGACGCATCCAGCAAGGGGATGTAGTGGAGCGTGGATCGTATCGCCACGTGTTGTATGAAGTGTTTGGCTTCGATGCTGATGCTTATGTCGATGGGATGGATTGTGGCTATATGGACATTCACAATCTCATCGCTCGCGGGCACGAGGAGGTTCCCCATCAAGAGTCCATGTGATTCTCATCTCACCGCCCAAGGCTTTCACTGCATCGCTCGCATTCACCGGTGGTGGATGCTCAATCATCACTGATGGCACTATTGCATTGGGCAACGGAGTTATTTTCGCAGTGGGGAATAGCTCCTGTGCTTTATCAGCTAATTTATCAGCCACGTCATGGCGATGTTCAGCTTCCCATTGCTGAACTAATTCTTTCGCTTGCCTATCTACTTTCTGGAGGGTGAGAGAAGTTTTCCATGCCGCCCAGTCTGGGCGACACCATTTTGTAAGCCGTTTCATCAATGGATGAAAGGCGAGAGAAGGCCTCTTCCTGATGAGGAAGAGGCCAAGTTCGTAGCACAATGCATTGAAGATGGCCTGATTGGTCATCCTTCTTGGTAAATGCTGATGAAGATGACGCCAGTCTTCAGCAGTGGTGCCACATAGTCACGCAGGTGGACATTGTGCATACGCACGCATCCATGCGTAGCCAGAAGGGCTTGCATTGGTGCCCAAGCGCCAGGCCAGCCATTGCCACTGCCTCCGCCGTGCAACATAATTCCAGACCGTCCCACACTAGCCTCTTGCCCTTCAAGATCGATCATGTCCAAGCTGTACCACCCATAGGCCATTAGCGTGCGATCAAAGGTGGGCTTATCTCCGTTGATTTCGTAGTCACGATAGACAGTGCCTATTTTGTACAAACCTGGAGGTGTGTCCGTGTTACGCAGCTTCCATTCGTAGTCACTGCCTTGACCGCGTGCCAAAGCAGGAAGCTCCCAGAGGAGCTTCCCTTCAAAAGTGAAGCATTTGGCGGTTTCCACTACATCGTTCACGACGATATGGTGATCACCTTTCTTGAAACCGAAATCTTTAGGGGTTTTCTTGGGGCCGATCATTGGAGAAGAGCGCGTCGATTCAGGAGCATATTCCTTCATCAGTCGCGATAATTTAGCAGGATATTCTGGATCAGTTGCATACGCCTGCTCTTTAAGCATGCGTGCTGCTGCGTAGCGATTAGGAGCGTGGTTGACACCCTTGAATTGACGGTAGTCTTTATACCACCGTGTGACAAGATATTCGATGCATGCAGCAAGGCTAGGGAAATCAATAAAACCTGCTTTAATCGTCACCCATTGCCCGTCGTACCACTCTTGCGTGGTCGTGGTGGTACCACTCCCTTTTAGTCCAAGGTAATTATGAGTGCCGGAAATATGTTGTCCGAATCCGCTTTCCAAGCAGCATTGCGCCGCCGCCAATTCAGGATATCGAGCCCCACACCTGCGGGCAATCTGAAAGCATTCGTCCCAGAACGCCCGATTAGTGGGCCACATGATTTCAGTCCTTCACACGAAAAATGGCTTTCATCGCAGTGAGAACAAGTTGAATCAAGTTGTTCTCTTTATATGGAGTACGTTCAATTACTTGATCAGCAGCAGCGACGATAATGCCACCAATTACGAACCATTCAATGCCGGTCATGGACATCTCCTATGAGGTTTACTATCAGCTTAGCGCCGAATCTCCAAACTTCTCACGCGCGCCTCTAGTTGCTGAACATTAGCGGTGAGAGTATCAAGATTTTTTGTTATTGCCTCTACTTGCGTGGTAATACGAATTTGCTGCTGACCCACAGCAATCATCATTCCACCCGATGCCAATAGCATTCCAGCGGTGACTGTAGCCACAAAGTTTGCCAGCCCTTCTTTCACTGTCCGCTTTGCAGCATTTTCTTTAAGTATAGCAGCGTCTTATCCCGTGCTTTTCGGCGATAGATTAGTAACAGTCAATTGAAGATAGGCGTCATGTTTGTGGCGTTTGAGCCTGATGATTACATCACTGGACTCATTGAATTACGAAAGTCGGATGCCACACGACGCTTTAGGAAATCTATCTTCGACGACTATCCGCTGCGTGGCCCCTTAGGTCAAGCAGCTTGCGCCTACTGTGGCCGATGGAACGAGAGAAAATTGACTATCGATCACGTAGTGCCAAAGAGCAAAGGCGGACCGCACTTTCAAAAGGGAAATATGGTCCCATCGTGTCTTTCTTGTAATTCGTCTAAATCAAATATTCAAGTGTGGCAGTGGTGGAGAGAGCAAGATCATTGGTGCTCTGACCGGGCAAATCTCCTGGCTGCGTGGGTGTCTTTTCACTCCGAAGAGACTCGGGATGACTACGCTTTGGGGCTCTCAGACTGGGGAAGAGCGTTGCCGTATTTACGAGCCGCCTGATTGAAGCAGATATTCACTTGCTTTGTTCAATAGCTCAGGGTTGTCTTTAAACATTCCCAAGCCTTGGTTGCATTTCGCGCAGAGAAGCCCTCTAACTTTGCCGCTTTCGTGGCAGTGATCAACCGCAACACCCTTGCCGCGTATTGTGGAGTTTTCCTTGATATTCAAATGCGCTTCGCATATCGCGCAGGCACCCTTTTGCTTTTTCCTTAGCTCTTCAAAATCTTCAACCGAAATGCCGTACCTGTACAAGAGAAACGAAGCGGAAATGCAGTCACGGCATCGAGATGAAATATTGTCGTTTTTATGAGAACCATGAAAGCAATCAAGCGTTTTGACCGCTTTGCAAGTTGAGCATTTCCTGGTACCATTTTTGATTTCTTCAATTTTCTTGCGGTGCGCGTCCCTTATTTTTTTCTGGCTTTTGCCAGCAACAAACCAGTCGGGAAACGGCTCTAGTTCTAATGCTTGTTCAGGTGTTAGCCCGACATTAAGTCGATTCGCTATAAATCTTCCAGTAAACCCGTATTCTTCCGCTGCATCTTTAATTTTGTCATATTTTTTCCCATTGACTATTATTGGCCTGCCCATGCGATTGGTTCTTTCCCTAATTTCACGCACTGGGACCAGTTCTAGCGCCTCTTCAAGGGACCAGCCCGTGTTTCTTCTTGCGTTGACGAGACCTGGGGACAGGCCGTGACTTCTGGCGGCCTCAGAAATTGAAGCGTACCGCTTTCCGCCAACCGAAACTGAAATGGCCAAAATCTAAAACAAAAAAATCGCCAAGAAATTCTAGCGCAAGAAAAGGGCCATTTCGTGGCCCTTTTTCTTTAGCCGATTTGGGAGGCGTTGGCTGGGCTGTTGCTTAGTCGTAGCAATTGTATTTTCCGCTCTTCGACAAGATGAGCGGAACTTACGCAGGATACGAGACCAAGCTCGGGATAGGAGATTTCGTACACTTCTTGATCGTGCCCGTCCACGTAGAAGCGCACCTGCGCATCATTAATGGATGTCATTGATGGCAGCCAATGCCTTATCCATGTTGATAAGCTGCTTTGTGGGCCATTCGCGAGCGTAGTTGATTGCCAGCTTTAGATCGCGGATGAAAGGCTCAGCGCCACAGTCTTCCCCATCGTCGCAAAGATATTCATCAATGCTGTCAAGGAGCCGCTCGTAGCGGCTCTGGGCATACCGCTTCTTCCAGGCGTCGTTAAAGCCGGGAGGAGTACCTTCAATTGTCATTGGAAGTGCGTGGGTAACGGCGGTCGAGACGAACGGCATCATCGAGGATTTCATCAGCGATGGCCATAATCGCATCTAGCTTATTAAGCCTGTTGAGATACCAAGCAGCCTTCTTAAGACTGTCTTTTCCTTTGTGACGTTCGCGCCAAACGTATTTGGCAATATTCCCCTTGAGGTAGCCACGGAATTCTTCCAATGTGAGCTGGGCCTCAATGGCCTCAATGCATTCAATACCGCCCTCTCCTGCGTAATGCGGAGGGTGGTTCACCATGTCAGAAGCTGTGTCCATTGGCTTTGAAGGATGCAAAGGATTCCGCCACGATAGGCTCGGCAAGCTCAGCCATGCAGTCGGCATAAGCACGGATTTCCCATTGTGAATCTGCTGGCTGGCGCAGGCTGAGAAAATGCAAGAGGGCTTGGAGGCTGCACGTCCAGACGAACGAGGTGTAGTGGCACGTCGGCAGGATGCCTCGTGCCTGCTCCTTGCTCACGCCCACTGCCAACAACGTTGAATAGGCTTCCTTGACCGCCTGCAATGCCTCTGCATATTTCAGCTCGGCCACACGAGCGCTACCTGCATCAAGAGGGCCGGCAGAGGCTTGCTTATTGCTCTCGCTTTGCTTGCGGAATTCCGATGGGAAATAGAATTCTTCGCTGTCAGCAGCGCAGTAACGGAAGCTCTTCTCGTTCCATCCCAGTTGATCATTGGCATACGTGCCGCCAATGACGTGCTTCCACCATTGTCTTGCAACGAACAGCGGAGCCTTTATTTGCCACTTAAAGACGACGCCCCGGAACGGGCTGGTATGGCGATGGGCGACAAGATAATTGAGAAGCTTCTTTTCCCTTGGTCCGAAATCTGGCGTTTCAAGGTCAAAGCTCTGCCTGGCATCACAAACGATGTCAATGTCACTTCCCATCCAATCGAGAAGCCGAACAGAGCTAATGCCGTCACCGAGGGGATCATGCACTTTAAAAGTTTCAGAGGGCAGGGCGATCATTGTCCGAGGATTGAGAGGGGATGTCGCGCATATCTAGCATTGCCTGAGCAGTAGACCAGGCAGAGGTGACAGCCAGCACCATGGCTTCCTTCATTGCATCATTATTCTCTTGTTGAAGGACAAAAGGCATAAGAGAATGCAGTGCCGTCGCAGCAAACAAGTCGCGAGGCGTGATTCGATCAGTCATTGTTCGTGGCGGAGTCTTGAAAGAGCTGTGTAACCAATGCGGGAAGGATGCTGTTCACCTTCATCCCATACCACTTGCGCTCGTGGAATTGATCGCCCCATTGAGTCTTGCTTGGCTTCAAGAGCCAATATTTGTCCCTTGAATCCTGAGTCAATCCATCCATCTGCCGTGAGAGAGAGAAGAACCACTCGTTGTCCCGCGCGAAATTGTTCACGATTAATGGCTTTCATGGAATGGCGGAAGGGCACCCTGGGCAAAACCGTAATTTTTGGTTCGGTAGTTTCACCTGATTCCACGGTGCAAACAAAAGTCTTCCGCCTATCGCGCAGGGCTACGCTAGAGGAAAACGAAAAGGCCATGCAGTACAGCTTGCCAGTGATCTTGGATTACGATGGGAGGAAAAGAATTGCAACCATGGGACCATTTGAGCGGAGCGTGGAAAGGGAATTCTCATTGGCTGTCAACAAGAAAGCCATTGATGAATGCACCGATCTCAAGCAGCTCAAGGAAGTTGCCATCAATCTTTTGGTGGGGTGGAGCAATATGCAGGGCGCCATAGGCGAACTGATCAAAGAGAACATGCAACTGCGTCATGCCATTGGCCTACGAGAGGCTGATTTGCAGGCAGCAGAGGAGTTGATGAATCAGGCGGCTAGCCTTCTGGACAAGCAAGCTGCTGATCGAGCCAACAAGACTTCCCGATCTTCTCAATCCAAGTGGCGTCTGTGGCCGTGGTAGAGGTGAGCAAATACACCTTCCAGCCACTCATCATGGCCAGGTTGTATTTACGAGCGTCACGGTCGTAGCCAGAGCCTGAAACATGGCGGCCCCGCATGTAGGTGCCGCCTTGGATTTCAATCAGGGACTGTGCTTGTGGCAGAGCAAAGTCAGCTCTGTAACGCTTTGATCGCTTGCTTTTGGCGTAGCGCTCTTGATAGTCCTCTTCCCACATGGGCACATCACTGAACTCACGAACGAGAGTTAGCTGTGGCCAGTGAAGCTTCCACTGTTCGTGGAACCTATCTTCAAGAGCGCTCACTGGAACAACACAAAGTTATTCCACGTTAAACGGAAAAGCGCTAGCGATTGTCGCCATTTCCTTGAAGCTGCCCGCGTTGAGCGCGGTCAGCAAGTTTGTCCAGATTGCCTTGGGCAACATTGGAAAGATCAAGGCTTAGTTCGGAGGCGATTTGCGCCACGTACCACAGCACGTCGCCAAGCTCTTTGGCAATGGCAGCGCGAGCGTCGTTATCAAACACGCCGCCCTTGTCACGGATTACCTTCTTGACCTTCTCTGCCACTTCACCAGCTTCGCCAGCAAGGCCAAGTGTGGGGTAGATCATATTGCAGCCTGCATCTGGGTAGATAGCAGTTCTGCGAGCAGCATGCTGGTACTCGTTGATGTCCATAGAGGAACGGTGAGTCATGACTGAAGATAGACGGGACAGAAGGGGCGCCTTAAGCGCCCCCAGAAACGTCAGAACAGATCGTCCGAAGCTTTTTTGCTGGTGCCACCGCCTGCACTGCCGGAGTTCTCCCACATGGATGCATAGCCTTTGGCGCCATCCCGTTTGCCCTTCACCTGCACTTGACCAGTGAAGCCAGGCTGAGCGTCGTTGGTCTTGCGGTCGTTGCTCCAGAGGGAAGCCTGCAGGCTGTACATGCCACGATCATTCGGGCCTGCCTCCTTGGCTTCACGGAACACGTCAGCAGGGATGTCGATGGCGACTTTGTAGAGAGGCTGGGTAGCCATGGAAAGGAAAGTGGATAACGGAACAAGAGTAGCGGCTACGGACGAGGGATTAGGCTCCCCTATCCATAGAAATTGTGAAGGGCACACGACCGGGGTAGTGGTCGAAAAAGAACTGTTGCGTCTTCTGTGCCATCACACCAGCTTGCGCTACAAGCTCGCTGGAATCGAGGCTCACAATTTGAGCCTCTTGCCCCTTCCCAGTGTCTGGGTCGTAGATGGCAATTGCGCAATGTGCTTGCTCGATTTCGATGGAATACATCTGTTCGATTGCTTGCACATAGGCGCCAAGCTGCATTCGATAGTCGGAAAGCTGGGCGTCAGGCTTTTCTTTGTAGCTAGTCTTCCAATCAAGCAGTGCATAAGCACCATCTTTCATGGTTGCAAGCATGTCAAAAGTGCCTGAATAGCCAATCTCCCTGGAGGGGCAGTACCAGGCGATAGCGCTCTCCACTAACAGAGGCTCACCAATGCGATCAAGGAAGTCTTGAATGGATGTGTAGTAAGGGATGTATTGAGGAGAATGATTGAAATGCTCCTCAATGTCTTCCCCATTGAACAAATCCTCCAACACTCCATGAAGCCAATTGCCACGTTCCACGGCATTGCGTGTGCGGCGGTTTGCCTCTTCATCCCCCACTTTCTTCCGCCAGTTGATGAGCGCCATTGTCTTGCCGATGGGGGCAGTAGTTGAGGCGACAGTTGTGACGGAAGGGAGCACTATCCCAGCAGGCACATTTGGGAACTGATCAAGAACGTAATACCGTTTCTTGTTCAGTTGCAGCCTGTTTGGTTCAAAGCGGGGGAGTTTCATTTCTCGTTCATGTCCCAGAAATACTCGCAGCCTTCGTCCGTACATGGCGGCGCCGCGAATTGCGATTGATAGCGATCAGGAGGCGCCATGTAACGCCAGCAGTTTTCTTTAACGGGACACTCACCGCCAGTGCACATTGCGATGTCAGGCATGAGATGACGATTAATGAACGGAAGAAGAGAAACAGGATCCAGTAGGCCGGAACTAATAACAGAAGAAAGCAAAGCAGCAACACGTCTCGGACTATCCAGCGTGTCTTCTGGAAAACTCCAATAGGCTTCATTCGCCTTCTCCCACCATGCTTGAGAAGATGTCGTACTTGTCAACTTCTTCCCCATCGAGGCGCTTTGCGCTGTTGATGAAGGCTGGCTTGTGCTCGTCAACATACTTTTCAAACGCTTCAATAATGTTGCTTTGAAAGAAACCAGTGGCCATCAAATAAAGAGCAAGCTCTTCTACCACTTCGTCGCAGAAAACGCAATGATTCTTGAACGTGACCTCCGTTTTAGCCTCGTTATTGAAGGAGTAGTGCCAAGTGTGTTGGCCGTATTCACGGAGAGTGGTCATGGCAGGAGGCGACTGGCGATGAAGATGACGAGGAAACTGGCCATAAGTGCAACTGCGCTAACAGCCAGAAATAAACCAAGCGGGTCATGCTGGAAATAGCTCGGGAGGAAGGATAGTAATGGGCTGATCATCGGGGTCAGTACAAACAGTGCCAGCGAAGGCGGCCGCTAGGGCCGCCGCCGCCACATCTACTTTTTTGCCTCCACGAATGCCTTCACTGCATCGATGGCGCCTTGAGAAGAGGAAGATGCATCGCGGATGGCATCAAGCTCTTTCGTCATGGCGGCCTTAGTAATCTTGATTCCTTGATCCTTCGTCCAGGAAGAAACGAGAGTGGTGATCACATTTCCGAAATCGCCGATGCTCTTCACGTTGGCACCAGTGGTGAGGCCAACAGTATCAAGAGCATTCTTGACTGCCAACTGACAAGCTCTTACATCGGACAGGCCCAGTGGATTGGCTTCACAGAATTCAACGAGAGCCTGTTTGCCATCAAAAGTGCCACCAGTAGTCTCCGGTGCATCCTGGCTGGCCACAGTCGCAGGCTTTGGAGACTCCTGCTGCAGCGGCAGCTTTGGGCTGCCTTTTTGATCCTCTTCCTTAGGGATGTCTTCACCTGCATAAAGACGCAAGCCAAGGCCAGTGAAGGTGGCGATGCACTTGACTGCTGCGCGCTGGCAGTTGTCGCTGATTGCACGACCATCAAGCTCCTTGATGGCATTGTGCTTCCTGTCCATCACAGGAAAGATCAAGGCAACAGTACGCCTCATGCCATCAGTGAGATAAGGACGCAGGTAGTAATAGCCAGGGCCACCAAATACCACTTCACCCACGGTTTTCTCTTCAAAGGCAACGAAGAGGGTGGGGAAATGTTCCTTGAGATAACGGTAAGCAAAGGGCCAAGAGAGGTAGGACAGTCCTTTGTAGTCCTTCTCAATGTGTGGACCAATGTCAGGTGTGTCATAGGCAGCTTTGAAGGCTTCTGCGGTGATTTCAAGAGGAGTAAAGATGCCGTTGTAGCGGTCCATCATTGCTTGTTGCGCGGGATCGGAAGACATGGCTGAAGGATCGTAGAGAGTGAAGGAATGTTTCATAGGCGAGAAAGCAGGCCGCTGGCGTAACGTTTCTTCGTCTCTTCATTGGAGTCGTAGAAGATGACGAGATACTTGCCAGGAGTTTCGGCATTGCCTGTAATGATGCTGTCACCAGGAAGTGGCCAGTCATTCACCATGCGAATGTCGGTGATCACTTCATGCGCGTGCTCGTCATAGCAATCGTCGTAGACAGCGCTCTCGCAGTACAAACGAAGATCGCAATCCTCGTTTTCGACGAGGAATTGTATGAGGTGGTTCTTGAGTTCAGAGGCCTTCATCAGGGAAGATGTTGTCAGGGTTTACAGGCTCTTGGGTGTGATCGAAGCACTCTTCCCATGCATTGTCTGCAAGGGTGGCACTTCCTTCCCATACTGGAGTGGAGCGAATGAGACGTTCCAAAGCCTCACTGTTGCTTTTTCTTGCTTCGTGGGCGATTTCGCCCAAGTGAGCAAAAGCGGTGTCAGTGAGACAAACGTGACGGCGACGTTTTGGTTCACCGTGGACATTGGCCATAGATCAGCGACGACGGGAAAGGGGGGATGCAATGCAGTAGCCGATGCAGAATGCTGCGCCGAAGATGAGGAAAGCTTCCATCGAGGGTGGCAACTCAGCACACATTACACACCTTTTTCGGGAGTGCAACCTTGGCCCGCAGAGTCTCATGAGACTCTTGCTCAATAATTAAACAGGCGTTAAGAGGTGACAGATTTGAGCAAAAGGGTGGCAGCGCGCCATTTTCTTGCTACAACAGCCCCATCTCAACTTCCCCCATGGCATTTGACATCCTCGATCACGTAGGCAAGTTAGAGCCCGCCAAGGAGGCCGGCAAATACATTTGCCCAGCATGCCAAGGGACTAATTTTTCCTTCAATAAATCAGACGGCTCTTACAATTGCTGGAACGATCCATCAGCGAAACATCGCGCTGAAATTCGTCAAATACTGGCACCAATGGATCGCTGGGAGCGTCCCGCCCGCGAGGACGGTCGCTACATCTTCCCATACGAGAACCGTGATGGTAACAGGGTTCTCGAGGTGGTGCGCAACGATAACAACGGCAAAAAGCAGATTTTTCAGGAATACCCAAGCGTGTCAAGCGACACGCCGCAGCGCAAAAAGGTTATTGATGCACTTCGCAGTGAAATCCTGCCTTATAGGTATAAAGAGGCCATCGAAGCTTCTAAGGTTACGCAGCACCCAATCTTCGTCGTTGAAGGTGAACTCTGCTGCGATAAGTTGTGGGAGATAGGATTACCATCCGTCACATTTCTGGGAGGTAGCAAACAATATCGTTCCAACGGAGACTATTCCAAACTCTTCCGAAGCCATCGTCTCGTCTTGTGTCCAGACAGAGACGAGCCTGGAGTGGCTCTCATGCGAGAGGTGGCAGCGGACAATCCCGGCGCTCAATGGCTCTATGCAGATCCCGAATCCTTTGAATGGGAGACGCTTCCGCAGAACAACGGCTATGACCTCGCCGATTGGATAGACGAAGGCGCGTCACAAGACTTAATCATTAATTCCATTGTCAGCAAGGATCGCCATGAAGGGCAAGATGGTCTCCCTTCCTACGAGGAGATCATCGGCACTCTTGAGACGATGGTGGGGCTGTACGGCAATGACGCACGTGTCTTGTTCGAGGCTCGTCAATGGATGACCAATCATGGCCTCAAGATTTCCACTACTGAACTTGACAAGCTGATTGGTGAAGCCAAAACCAGGGTGGATGGCAAAGAGGAGATTGAAGTGCTGGATGCCAAGGCCATTGCTATGTCCAATGACGTGCGCCGCTGGACTATTGCTGGCATTCTGCCTGAAAGCAGCGTGATGCTTCTCGCAGCGGCCCCTGGTAGCGGTAAGTCCACTCTTGTCTACAACTGGGCGATGAACATTGCGCTGGGCTCCGACTGGAGCGGCAGGCGGTGCCTGCCAGGCAAGAGCCTCATCATTCAATGTGACGAGCCGGTTGTGGATGCTGCAGAAAAGATGCAAGTCATTGGCTACGACCGGCCCGACATGCCTGAAGACGCCATTGGTTTTGTGGAACGCTGGCGATTCTCCAACATTGGTTGGCTCGCTGATCGCATCAAGCGTGAACGCCCTCGTTTTGTTGCCATTGACAGTCTTACAGCCTGCCTTGCCGGCATGGATGTTGATCTAATCAAGAGCGACGCCGGTAATGTCATCTACGAACTTCGGGACATCGCCAACACCTACGGTTGCTCCATCGTCATTCTTCACCACCTCAACAAGACCGGCGGCATTCGCGATAGCTCCAGCTTTGAGGCCAACGTTTCAGAAGTGGTGAAGCTATACCGACCAGAAAACAATCCTGGCCCCAATGAATTCCTGCTGGAGTGGACAAAGAGCCGTTCCGGCTTGAGCGGTAAGCACTTCCTCGTCCGAGAGCCCGACACCTATGGCTGGTTCTATAAAGGTCCAGTAGATGGAGATCCTGATGGTTTGATGCGCGTGGCCAACATGGTGAACAACCGTGGCAACGAACGCTTCAGCCCTAGTCAGATTGGCATGATGCTTGGCTTGAGTAGCACCGGCAGTGCGCGTCGCCTGCTGGAGCAGGCTCGCAGGCAAGGTCTCATTGATTCATCGTGGCAGCTAGGCCCCACTGGCGAGCGCGACCGCATGTATCAAAGCTTCAACTATGTGGAACAGGAGCCTGAAGACATTGCTCCTAGCGAAGTCCTAATTTCCGCCAAATTAGGAGACGCGCCAGAGGAGCCCGCCCCTGATGGGGCGGACGACGACATCTGGTTTTAACTAGCGCAAAGAGAGGGAGACTTCACAAGGCGTCTCCCCGCCCGCCCGACGCTACGAGGCGGGCTTTTTTAATGCTACTCATTTTCCACTCATTTTTTAGTCGTATCCACTCACGATGGGGGTGGTATCGAGATTCTCAATAAATGGCGTTTATCGAGAATCCAACTAATATAATGAAGATTATGTAAAGGGCTCAGCCCAGTATTTGCAATGGTTTTCCAGAATCCTGGCCTTCAAGCCCTGCATCAATACATCACTGGCGAGCAAAAATCCGCCCCTCCCATTGAACAAACCGTGACTGCCGAAGCTGAGAAGAAGGCAGA